GAATTTATTGAGCTTACTGAAGAAGAAGTACTTGAACTTGAAAAACAAATGGAACTTGAAGTTGAGTTACTTGAACGCGAAGAAGAGTTTGAGGTATATGAGTTTGAAACTAAAGAGGAAGCAGAGGAATTTCTTGAAGCAATACTTGAAGTTGAGGAATACTTAGAAGAACTAGAAGAGATAGAGATAATAGAAGTTGAGTTTATAGATATACCTGAAGATATAATTATTATTATAGAAGAAGAAGTAGAAGAGGAAATAATAGAAGATGAGTTGGACAAAGAGATATTTAGAGATGACACCGATACAGAAGATGAAGTTCAAACAGAGGAGATTTTGGATGAGTCAATATCGGAAGATGTTGAGAAAGAATCTGTAGAAATCTTTGAGTTCTTTAAAGAAGAAGAGGTTATAGAATTTACTGAAGAAGAACTAGAAGAAGAAGTTGCAGAGATAGAAGAAGTTATAGAAGAGATTATTGTAATAGATATACCTGAAGTAACTGAAGAAGAGTTAGAAGAATATACAGAAGAGGAGATAATCGAGTATGAAGAAGCTAAAGAAGAAGCAATACAAGAGTATGTACAAGAACTTGAAACCGAAGAAGTAATAGAGGTTATAGAAGAAGTTAATGACATAGGTGTACAGAACCTAGAGCAAGTATCAGAGGAAGTACAAGAAATAGTCCAGGCTGTAGTAGAGGAGGCTATAGATGATATCGAAATACTTACTGAAGAGCAAGTTGAAGTTGTCGCTGAAGTATTACAAGTACAAGCTGATGACGTTGAGATTATTGCTGAAGCAGTACAAGAAGACGAAGTAGTAGCTGAAGCTGTTGAAGAATACGTTGAGAGAGCTGTAGAGAATGCTGATGTAGAGAACTACACACTTGCTGACGTTGTTACAGAAGTGCAGTATGAGAACTTCTTAGAAAATCCTATAGAGACTTTTGTTGATTTAGATTTTGAAGATATCACAATAGGCAGCATTGGAGATGACATGACACAAGATCAAAAAGAAAAAGCACAAGAGGTGGTAGTGCCAGTTATTTTGACTAGAATAGCTAGTATGGCTGCGTTTGTATTTAGGAAACAAATATGATAAATAAATTATGGAACTGGTTTGTCCAGGCAATAAAAGAAACATTGAACCTTAGTTGGACATTAGTAGGTTTGATTATAGCTACCCTCACACTTACTGGATCTGCACAGCAGGTCACTGGATTAGCCACTGTAATTACACTAGTTGTTTGGTTACTGACCATAGGTTTTAGAAAGGAATAACAATGAAGTTAGATGTAGTGAGAACTCAGTTCGGTGCTGATGCGACAAATAGTTTGCTATTTATAGATGGGGAATTTGAATGCTATGGACTCGAAGATGAAATTAGAGATGTTAAGGTGTACGCAGAAAGTGCTATACCTTTAGGGGAATACGAAATAAAATTTAGAACTGTTGGAGGATTCCATACACGCACTAAGGCAAGGTATGATTCTAAGTATGGAGAAGGTTGGCATCTCGGTATGTTAGAACTACAAGATGTACCTAACTTTGAATTTATTTTGGTGCATAGTGGGAATACAGATGAGAGTACGGCAGGTTGTTATTTGGTTGGAAACACACAACAAGACTTAGATGTAAGTAAAGACGGTTTTATCGGATCAAGTAGAGTAGCTTATGAAAAAATGTATCCTAAAGTTAGAGATGCTTTAGTTGCAGGAGATAAAGTAACTATAAAATATTCTAATATAAACCTAAATGAAATCATACAAGAGGTAGTTTCTGGAGAAATAGACAATAAATCTGGTTCTACATACATGAATCCTGCTGATGTACATGAAAAATTACAAGAGATAAGTGGAGAGATTCAAGTTTTGACTGCTATGCTTAAAGGTAGATTAATAAACTAGGAGATTATAAATGAGTGCAGATATTAAATCAATGTTAGAAAAGACATTTTGGACATTTGTTGAGGCTTTCATCGGTGCTTTAATTGCAGCTCCTCTTGTTGGAATAGAAGCTAGTACAGTACAATTAGCAGCTATGGCAGGAGCAGGTGCAGCATTAGTTGTAGTAAAAGAGTTTGCAAAAAAGCAAATTACACCAACTAATACAGTCAGTAAATAAATTAATTAAATACACAATTTCTTCGTAAACCCCTATAGACTGTGCTTAACAGGGCTAAAGGAGGTTTTATGCCTAAGAAAAAAAAACTATCCTCAGAAGAGTTAGGTAATAACTTTTACAAATCAGGATGGCAACCAGGTTATGAAATAGATAATGTAACTGGTTTAGGAGAAATCACACACGTTGGAAACGATCCCAACTATCAATCAAAGTATGATGAGATACTAAAACAATGGGGTTTTGACCCTAATCTTTACGAAATAGATGGGCAAGTTCGTGCATCTAGTTGGAATACACAGCTAAAAGGTGGAACAGTTGAGACATTCTATGCGTTTAAAGGTATTGTTCGTAAGAAAAAACCAGGACATGACAAGTATTTCAAACAATTACTTAGTAAAGCTAGTAAGAAAGTACCAGTAAAGAAGTATGACAAAGGTGGAGACACAGCTTTTATGTTCTTTTGTAGTGACTGGCAGTTAGGTAAACGTGATTATGGTGTTGAGAATACTATAAAGAGATACGATATAGCTTTACAAGATGCAGTACAAAGAATAAAAGAACTACGTAAAACTAACGTTGCTGTAGATGAGATATACATAATAGGAATGGGAGATCTTACAGAAAATTGTTATGGATTTTACGATTCGCAGCCTTTTAACATAGAGCTTACACTTGTAGAACAGTATGCACTAGCTAGAAGTATGCTTATGAAAACAATAGATACATTCTTGCCACTTGCTAATAAAATTGTGCTATGTGGAATCCCAGGAAATCATGGAGAAGCTTCGCGTACAAGTAAAGGTCAAGTTGCAACAAACAGATTAGACAACTCGGATACAATGCACTTAGAAATATGTAAAGAAATTATGGCTGCTAATCCTGATAGATATGGACACGTGGAAGTAAATGTAGCTGATGGCTTTCATCAGAATCTAACCGTCAAAGGTAAGACAATGTCAGTGACACATGGTCATGTTACTTCAGGCAGTGGCAACGCAGAAGCTAAGATAGAAAATTGGTGGAAGGGTCAGATGTATGGCTTCTTACCACCAGGAGACGCTGAAATTCTTGTGACTGCACATTATCATCACTTTCGTAGTAAGCAACAAGGAGATAGGACTTGGTTTCAATGTCCTTCTTTAGATAAGAGCATAGACTTTACTGCTAGGACAGGTATGTGGTCTCACCCTGGAGTACTTACCTTTACAATTAGTAACAAAGGTTGGGATAACTTAAAAATATTGTAGTTTGTATGGTACATTGTGCCACTCTGCCTACACACGCCTGTCTGAGGGCAACCTCGCAGGTCTATAAGGTCAATGTTTATAGGGTTTCTAAAGAACCGAAGCCAAAGAAAGCAGATTTAGTTTGCTTCTTTAATATGTTTTTATCAAGTACAAATAGATCAGATTGATACCTGTCTAGTACTTTTGGCTTACCTACACCTGCAATTTTATATCTATGATTAGGTAGTTTAACTACCATAGCTTGTGGATAATAGTTTTTTCTATACACAATTGGGAACTTACCCTGCTCAGTTGACTTAACTCCACCTCTTATACCTGCTTTTTCCATGTCAGGTACGTTGTAGTTTCTTGATCCACCTATTGTGTAATCTACAAATTGTATTCCTAAATACTTTTCAATGGCTACTTCCGAACATATACCACCAAAAAATCTTTTCTGTATAGATAATCCATCTATTTCGTATTGAGCTTCCTGTTGTTTTGCTTTTACTATTATCTCTGAGAACTCTCTTACTCTTTTAATATCTATGTCATCTAACTTAACAATAGGTTTGTATTTTAAATGTGGTTCTATAAGATACTTGTAACCTTTATTAATTAATAACATCTAAATTGTACATTGAATATTTAAGTGTAAGTTCTTCGCCTGGATCAATATCTTTTACAGTAGTCAAATACTTGTATCCGTTTATCTTGACAGTCTTACAGTTAGGTTTCTTGTTGTGATTAACAAAACCACCAAGAGGAGTTCTAATATATCTGTTGGGAAATCTACTATCTTCTACGTGAGATATACCTAGACTATGTCCTTTGCTTATCTTTGTAACACAAAATAAACCTAGTCCTTCTATATCCGATACTCTAATTGTTACGCAATCAGGTAAAGGTTTATAGTGCATTCTTTAGTTTATTTATCCAATCGCTACAAGTTACCTTACTTGTTTTACCTGAGTTAAGATATTGTTTCGCCTCTGACGCGAGTTCATCAAGTCCCTTATCGATAGCTTGTTTTATCAAGCCCTCTAAAAATCCCTGTTGTGCGTCTGTCATTGGTTCTTCTTCTCTACCTTTTTTCCAGTCATCATTTGTAAAGTCCACGTCTTGCTCCTTTTCTGATATGTCTTTTACTTCGTCTAAGTTTTCTATAATCTTGTTTACTATAGGCTCATTGTTTTGTCTCTCTTCAAAAGTATCACCATGTTTAGTAATGTACTCATCAACAAGATCTAAGAATGTTCCTATGTCATCATCGTCCCATTGTTCAAGAGATTGTTTATTTACTTTTATAATTGTCCTGTTAAAACAATCGTTGTAACATCTTTTAGCAAACTCCTTATCTTCTTTGCAACTTACAAAGACCATATCTTTCAATGAGTTCTCAGTAATTCTTGGTTTAGAAGGGGATGTCCCAGTCTCTTGTGTTACTTTTTTTTTAGGTTCTTCTACTGTACTACTTGCGTAGTGTTCTTCTTCTGTAGTGTCGCCTGTCCAGAGCTCTAAGCCGATCCCAAATCTCATGCAACACCTTTTAATACCGTCACTTACAGCTAGTTTAAGTATCTCGCTTTCGGTTAGGTTTCTAGCAAGTGCATGTCTATCGACGTCACCAACTTCTTGTACTGTACCAAGACCATCTATATCTAACGTACACTTTGCACCTACAACAGCATTATCTTTGTCTCTTATAATGTCATAGGTGAAGTTATATTTACCACCTACAACGTCAACTAATCTCTTAGTATAAATGTGGTGTGGTACATAATCACCGAACTTTCCCTGTGGTGCTTTTTTTACAACACTCTTTGGAAAGTTAGCCGTTAGTTTCTTATGAGTTTCTTTATCCATTTTCTTTATCCTCGTTTATTAATTTGTAGACACGTTGCCTACTAAGATTAGTAATTTTACTAACCTGTATCACTGAAAGACCTTCTTCCAGTAATCTTTTTATTAGTGTAGTTCTGTCGTCTGACAGTTTTTGTAGCTCACTTCTTTTAGTTTCAATTAATAAGTTGTTAAAGTTTAATTCGTCTATCAACTTATTCATTTATAAAACCATTGAAGTTATCGTCACTATCCCACATTTCAGTAGGTTCATTTAGTTTTATAAATTCAAACTTCATTGTTTCTACAAGTTTAGTAAGCCTTAACATGTCGTCTATGATCGCTATCGTAGTAAACAACGTTGCTACTACTAACAACGATAAGACTGAACCACCGACAATAATTGCTAACTCCATTACTCCTCTTCCTTAAATGCTTCGTTCTCTATTGTGTCAGGGTTGTCTGCAACGTACTGACCCTTCTCGTTTCTTGCTCTTACAAGATCACCATCTTCGTCTTCTTCTATTGTTTGTATTACAACAGGTATGTTTGCAGTTAACGTTGTAAGTATTATCTGATTACCTACTCTCATTGCTGACGCTTTGAATACTTGACTATCGTCTATCTTTAATTGTAATAATTCTTCAACTAAGTTCTCTACTGTTTTTTCTTCCATTATATTTTATCCTTTCTTATAAGCCACCAAGCAAAATAATTTACACCAATAATAATTCCAATTACTAAAATCGTATCAATCATTCTTCTTCTAGGCTTTCTCTTACTTCATTCATAGTTTGCATGTTAAAATTAAAATCAACTACAAACTGTTCAATTAATTTATCAATCGTATGAACATCATATTTATTTAATTTGATACTTGTTTGTTGAACCTCTTGTCCACCACAAGCGTTAGCTAAATTGATAGCCCATTTTTTTAGTGCTTTAGGCTCACTAAATAAATTAGCCATAACGTTCTCCTTTTCTGTATTGTTTCCTACCTATACAACAACAGTAGAAGATTGAGTGAACTTAACAACATATCGTCCTGCAACGTCCTTAAGTTGTCTGATCCTCTTGTTTGCTTCAACAAGACTGTCAAACTCCCACATCATTTCTTCATTGCTGTATATATCAATAGCTGTAACTATATACATCATATCCATAATGTTATCACACATTTACAATTAATGACAACAATCATTGTATTTCCTTTTCTTCCCTGTCTGCTAGGTATTCGTCTGTAAGCATGTCCATTACTAAGTTAGGATCAGCTTTATAATCTTTGTTATTAAACACAATCCAATACTCTCTTTTCATATTGTTCTTATGCCGTTCCTAATATTTTTAAGAAGTTGTGTAGCATGTACTAGCTTTTTGTAGTCCTCACTATCCTCACTCTTGTTCTCAAGTGTCCAACTTACTATGTCTTTATATTCTTTATCCGATATGAATTTCATTGTGTTCCTTTCTATATCTAATTCTTCGTCTAAATCGTCTAATATAACTTCGTCAAATATCATAGTTCATTACCCCAACTGTCCCACCCTTCAACAGATTGCCTAGCAAATAGTTCTATGCGTGGTAAATCACCTACTAATTCAACGATTTTGTTTCTTACTATCTCAGGTTTCTTTGAATGTTCCTGCACTGGTTCTTCAATAATGCTATGAACACTAGCACTAACTCTCTTTGGCTTACCTTTGACTGCAAGTAAACAAACCTCTGCATTTGATCTAGTCCACCTTCCCATACCCCAAAAATTTGTATCAGTAGATACTTTGTTTTTCTTTACCCAAGTAAAAGCATTTGTTTTATATGTAAATCCCCATGCCTTTATTACTTCTTCTGTCTCAAATATTTTTGGAAAAGTAGTCCACATAAATAGTATTGCATTTTCTTCTGTAATATCTTTAATAGGTAGTCTTGCAATATCTTCTATTGACATTGTCTCGTAGTATCTTAATGCTCCTCCTCTATGTTTAGAGGGATCATCATAACTCCAAGGTGGATCAGCATATATAATGTTGTATTTTTTATTAGGTAGTTTCATTTGTTCCTCTCTTAATTTTTCTACACCTGCCTACACAATCCTAATATAATTCCTATTACTTAAATTAGTTATGTACTATACTTAGATTAAGATCATCTTTATTCATATAAAAATGACCTTTCTTTATTCGATAATAACCACTAGCAATAGTGGTTATTATTTAGAATGGCTTATCTTTTTCAGGTATGTCCATACTTCCTTCATAAGCCATGTCATATAGTATCTCTGCATTCCTTAGCTCTTTGTATAAAGAGTTTAAGTATGCTCTTTGTTGCCGTAATAAGAACCTTTGCTCATTGTGTCTAGCATATCTTATATCACTCCAACTAGATTTTTTCTGTTGTGATATTCTTTCTAGTTCTTTATCTATTTCTTTTATCAAATGATCTAGCATTTCGTCTGCCGTAACTTCGCCCATGCCGAATACATTCTTTTTACTTGGTGTCATTATGCTTCCACCATTACCTCTCTGTCAATAACTTTGTGCATATAAGCATTGTCTCTATCATATTCCATATCGTCAATAGCTTGTTCTTTGGTGTCTGCTTCAACAACCCACTTGTTAGTTACAGTTTCATATATAATAAATTCTCTCATTCCTCCTCCTTAAAATCACCTGTCATTTCATATTCACTATTACCATGCTCATAACCACAAAACAAAACTGTTGCTTTACTCTTATCAGGTAAAGTATATTTTTGTATTTTGTTTTCTTCATAAGCACAATCTATAAACAAGTTAACTAGATCAGCCTCAGTTAGTTGCCTCTCTGTTTCTATAATGAACTGTGAACTTGTATCCATATATTCTTCTATGTTGTATTTATATTTCATACCAAACTCCACCGTCCTCTACTTCGTCCTCATACCATTTTCCATATTGGAATTTATCTTCTTCACCATTAGACCAACTCTCATGTGCCTCCTCAAAAGTCTTAGCACCTTTGATACCTAGCCTATATGTTTCAGTTACAACTAATGTATAACCTACTTCTTTTTGTTTATTCATACTTTCCTTTCTTTCTTCTTCTAATTCTTTTTGATAATCATATTCACAATCACCACACACATAACCTATTAAAGTATCACCAGTTTCCCAGTGATCAACTTCAGCAGGATACCTATTAACAAAACGCCCACTTCCAAAACTTGTATCTAGTGCAACTCCTTTTGTTATGTAACAATCTACACACCCATTACCAAAATCTATTACTTTCATACTTTCCTTTCTAATCTATGTTTATTGGGTAATGACAATGCTCACAAAAATATACTTCTTCTAATACATTCTCAGTACCAACAAACCTAACCTGATCACCACAAGATAAGCAGTTAAGAGTTAAACCCTTTAGCTTATTTGTCTTAACAATATGCTCAAAGAATAATATATTACTCATTACCACCCCTCTAATGTGTCAATATCTTCTAACTTTATCTTGTAATTATTAGCAACTTTCTTTAATAATATTTTTGTATAGTATCGCTGATCGCTGTTCATATCATTCACAAACGCTTGACAAAATAAATATTCTATTGCCTCTAAACAATCGTCTTTACTAACTTCGTTTATTTGTTTACTCATTGTCTAACTCTCTTGTGATAATGTCAAAGACCTGTTCTCTTACAAAGCTATCAATATTGTAAAAGCTGTAATAGTATTTCTTGTTATCAATACCTCTTAACCTTTCAATATCTAATACTTTTATAATTGTTTCTAGTATCTTGTCTTGTGTGAAACCTTCATACTCTTTATAAACCTCTTGTATGTAAGCAACACCTTCAATTAATGAAAGCAGATCGCCTTCTACTTTGAAATCTTCTAAGTCTGTATTTACTTCTATTTCTAATTTATAGTTACCCATTTGTAATAAGACTTTCTTTTTTTAAAGCAGATATTAAATCTTCTTTATCATATTCATAACTATCTACAAAGACTTTTGGTAAGCCTGACTTATCTAATTCACTAACAATATGATAAGTATATTCTTCCCAATGGTCTGTATTACTTGCAACAATACCAACACTCAAAAAGTCAAGTGGGTTGTCTTTCCAATCACTTGCAAATTTCATAGCTAAATCAACTACAAATTTACTAGCTAGGTATGGACTATCTTGAAAGCGATTATCCATTTCAGTATCTCTTAAGGTTTGTAGAAACTCAAGCAAGTCAAGTCCTCCACCTTCTAAATAGTTATCCCAATGTCTGTAAATTACAGCATTAGGTTTTTCTTTTTCCAACATTTCTACACTATCGTAGAATTTATATAGCCCTCTTGTAGCCATAATAACCTTCTTTCTTTATCTTGATTACATGGTAACAGAGATTGACATATATGTAAAGTATTGTTGTTTTTTTTCTACACTAGCCTACACCGTAGTTTCGTGTGATCGATCATAGAAATTTTTCAGGAAGATCGATCATAAAATTATATAAAAAAAACCCTCAACTTTAAGGGTAAAGTCAAGGGTTCTTTTTGGTTAGTTGGTGCTTAAATGTCTAAGCCGATTGATTTTCTAAAGCTTTTAAATACATGATTGAAGGGTGATTGTTTACCTAGAAAGAAATAAACAACTAACCAACAGCACAAAGCTAATTTAATTAACATTAGCTAACCTCTTTTTGTTTTTTATTATATTCTTCTAATTGTTGAGCTAGTCTTTTATATCTTTCCTCCGTAGTTCCAACAGGATTCCCGAATATATCTTCCCACTCAACTTTATTTATATCTATATTCATTCTCTAACCTTTCTTTTATGGTGACTAAGCACCCAACAC